CATTACCTATTTAATCTTCGTAAGCCATGCAAAGGTTCTCTTTCACTTGTAGAGATTGTTCCACCAGCATCGCTATCGTATTCAACACCATCTTCTAAAATAGTTTGCATTTCTTTGTTGTATTGTGCAGTATAAAATTCAATCATTCTTTCAAATCTATCTTTATCTGCTTCAGGTCTAAATTTAGTTAATGATGGTAAAAAATATCTTGATAAAAATAAATATACACCAGCTCTTGTGAACTGATCTAAATTAACTTTTGTATTAACCATTTCAGCAGTATTTAAAACAGTTATATCTGTATATACATTTGTTTTATATACAGGCCACCACTCAATCCTTAACTGTCTAAAAATATCGTTTGTTGTTTGAGTAATGTAGTATGAAACTTTAGAATCGTTTGACGCAATACCAAAACTAAAAACATCTGGTTGATATGTTTCTATTTCTACAACATCACAAACATTAGCACCTGTAAAGTTTGTCATATTAACCTACCAAACTAATAATAATTACAATAGCAATAATAACACCAGCAGTTACTTTAGGATTATCTTTTGCCATGTTCCAATATTTTTTTAATTCTTTCATTTCTTTTTCCTTGTCTTTTTTTTTGGTTTTAATTGTACTACTTTATCTACAATATCACTTATTTTAGATTTTTTAATTTCTTTTTTTACTGCATCAACAGGAGTATAACCTCTCATTTGAAAGTGATTTTTATTAGCTTCGTATTGCTCTTTTGATCTTGTTATTGTCTTTTTGCCATTTGTTAATTTTATATCCATAAATTCTCCTTTATTAAAAGTGAGGGCAGTTTCCCACCCTCACAAAGTATCCAATTATTATTGGATTGATGAATCAGAATGTAATTCAACACCATAAGAGTCGTTTAATTCTCCAACTCCATATACTGCTGTTGCTACAATCTCATCAGCTCTAAGAGAAGCATCTCTTTGAGTTTCGATTTTCAGGTCTTGCATCATAGCCAAACCTAATGCATCTCTGTGGAATACACCTTGTTTATAGTCTCCAGCTGTACCATCATTAGAAACATTTGTTGTTTCATAGATAGGAACTCCACCTAATCTTCCAACAAAACCATTTCTTAATGCTTCATTTGCTAAATCATTACCATTTGCATTTGCAAAAGTATTAGTCAAATTTGCTTTAAGATCGTAAGCTACCATTGGGTGTAAAACTGCTGATACACCATCCATTGAAACTCCAGCATTTCTTACATTTGCTATTGATTGAAATACTAATGCAGCAGTTAAAGCTGTTGAGCCTGAACCTACTGCTGTACTAAAACCATCAAATAATGCTGTTAAGTCTTGGTCTATTTTTTTTGCAATCGCATCTCCAAATAATTTACCAATATCTGCTGCAACATTTCTTGGTGCAGAGTTTCTTGCTAAATCTGTAAGAGTAGTCATTATTCCATTTTCTGATGCTGTAATAGTTACAGAAGTTGGATTGATTGCTGTGTTAGATAAATCAGATGCTTCCGATACTGCTGCTGCACTTACTGCTGCATAGATTGGAACTTCAACTGACTTTCCACCACCTGATATTGCATAATTCTTTACAAGAGGTCTCATAATTGATTTCTCACTTGCTACGAATAATGCTTCTGCTACAATCTCAGTATATAATTCCGAGAGTGTAGAACTTGTGCTTTCGTTTGCCATTGTTTTTGTCCTTTATTATTTATTTGTTAAATTAATTTGAGTAGGTTTTGAATCTCGTTCTTTTCGATACTCTGAATATTTAGCACGATCTTCTGGCTTACTCATATCTAAATCCTGAATATTGAAAGGTTTTACAGTTTTACCCTCGATGCTGCTCTGGCTTCCTGAACCAGCTAAAGACCCTTGTCGGAAATGTGGGTTAGCATCTAAAAATTCCTTAACTCTTTCTTCAATCGTTAATAATTCTCCTTTAGAGTTATAACGAATATTTGAATTATTATCAAGTATTTCAACTCTCCCATCATCATTTAATTTAATATCATCTTTTAATAAAGATACTACTTGGGATGGCGATATAGCTTTATGCTTGGATGCAACAGATAATACTGAATTATCAATTCTTTCTTTCTTAATTTCAGTTTTATATTTAAGAATTTCAGTATCTTTTTCAGATATTCTCTGTTTCATAAGCTTTTCAAGTTCAGCTTTTGATTTTGCTTCTTGAACTTGTTTTTCTTTTGCTATTTCTTCTTCTTGCCTTTTAACTTCATCTATCTGTCTTTGATGTTTTGTTTTTTCAGCTTCTAGTCTTGATTTAATAATGTTGTCTAGTTGCTCTTGTGTAAAAGTTTGTTGCTTTGGTGTTTCTACTTTTACTTCTTCTTTTGGTGCTTCTGTTTGTTGCGTTTGAGGTGCAACTACCTTTTGTTCTTCGGACATATTTTTCTCCTTTTTTATATTATTAGTTCGCCTTTACTGTCATACCAATCAGGATTGACATAAGACCATTGATGACGACAATTATAACCACCACGAACAACTAAAGGATTGCCAGATTTTTTTCCTGACCAACTTCTACTTGTCCAAAGTTTTCTGACTTCATCAATTGTGAAAAGTCCACCTTTCCTTTTGTTATATACTCCATTTACAAGATTTCTGCAAATCTCTCTAGTGGTTGGAATAATATCTCCATAGTATTTAACAAAAGTAAGTCCAGCATCATTAGCTTTATTGAAGTTTAAAGTAGCATCAAAATCCCTTAATGAGTCGTTTAATAGCTGTCCAGCATATCTTTTCATATTCTCCCCAGCACGATCTCTACCAAATTTGGATTGTAATTTGGCAACTGCTTTATCTACTTTAGATTGCATTGATTTTCTGTTTTTGTTCTTTTTAACAAAGTTCACTAATTTATTAATTTCAGGGTCTTTTGAACTTGCATATATTCCATTGATTGATTGTCTTAATTCTTTTTCTAAAACAGTAAATTCACTTCCTAATAAAGTATTTTGATAAACCTTATCTGCCAATGTTCTTGTAAAGGTATTTGATATGTCTTTGAATTGAGTAAAGTATTGTTGTTTTAAATTTTGTATTAAAGCTAGGTCGCCTTTAGTTAATTCTTGAAATTCTTTTGGTATTCTTCCTATTGTTTTAAATGCTCTTTCAACTCTTTTGGCTTGTTTATTAAAACCCTCTCTAACAACTGTATCTGACCAAGCTAGATATTCTCTTTCCAAGATAGCTTTGATTTGTGGTCTTATTGCTATTGCTGCTCTTAACTCAATTAGCTTTCCATCTGTTGTGGGTAAAGATTTTCCAGCTAAAGAAGTTACATCATCTTCTATCTTATCTAAAACTTTTGTAAGTTGTTCGTAATATTCAGCTTCAGCAAATTCAATTTGCTTGATTCGATAAGCTGTCATTTCTTGGGTAATATCTGCCATAACTTTTTATCTAACATAAAAACTTAAAAAATGCCATTTGTATATTATTGTCGCACTTTTATTCCCATAAAAGAAAAATTAGTCCTCTACTATTCAATGAAATGGAAAAAAATTTAGGTCTAAAATGCAAAAAAGCTTTTTCTTATCTTTTTTTTCCCTAGAGTCAAGCCACTTATTTTTTGCCATAATTCACTTTGCTAGATTCTAGAGCATTCTGAAAAAGTGCGTGTGGTATAATGTGGTATGAAAAATAAAAGAGAGAATATTTTAGTTTGTCCAACTGCACAATATCTAGAGTGGTTAGTTAATGAAAAAAAGATTAACGCAATAGGTTTTGTAAAAGGTGGTCGTAAGATTCTTGAAGATCAAGAACACATCTTCGTTGAGGAATTAGTTGATTGTGAAAAAACAATTTACAATGAACTATCTACAGAAGCCAAATTGATTATTTGGAAATCTAAACACAATCGGAAAGGAGGTATATAAATATGAATAATCCATTAATTGCGTTTGAAGATAAATCTATGAATCCTTTACCATTAAAAGGCAATCTTCAAATGTCTAATATGATTGATGTGAATAAATCTTTAATAGATAAATTCTTTGTTGGAAAAGAAATAAGAGTTTATTGGAGTCAAGCTGGTCATCAATTAAATGCTGATGAACATTTTGTAACATCAATTTGCATTAAGGGCATATTAGAACATAAAGGTAATTGGTATAGAGTATTAGTTGAAAACGATACTTATACTTACTTTGATTATGAGGATATATTGACTATGGCAGTTAGATCAAAAGAATCTAAAAGACCAAACTCAATAGCTTTAGCATCAAGTAAGAATTGGTAATTAATTAGAGATAATTTTAATCTAATAAATTAAGGCGATCTGAAATAAGGTCGCCTTAAACTTCTTCTTCTTCTACTGTTTCTTTCTCAACTTCGTCTTGGGTAAATTCTCCAACTTCAGGTTTTGTATCTATCTCATCAAAAATAATATTTAGTTTTGCATCATCA